CCCCCATACCGCCCCATATGCCCCCCTTATGTAAACTACATGATGCTGTAAAACACACTTGCGGGTTACATGTTTTGCCCGCCGCGCCACGCCGCGCCGTACGGGACTGTACGGATGCTGTAATAGTTACAGCATCCGTACAGCGTACGTACCGTCTGTTTTCGTTTTGTTCTTATACTATATTTTTTTTTTTTTTTAATTTCACAGAAAAAAGCGTGAATTAAAACATACCCCAGCCATACACCACTGTACGGATGCCCGCCCGCCACGGGGACAAACACACAACCCGCACACGCTTTTTAGAGCATCATGTAGGTAATATAAGGGGGGCATATGGGTATTTATGGGGGAGCACGAGCGCATAGCACGGGGCGCATATCGAGACGCGAAAAAATCTACATAACCTGCAAATACGGGCTTTACACCGCTTTCAGACCGTGGTATCGTACGATATTGAAAGGAAAAGAACATGCCACGCAACAGAAATATTCGTTTTAACTGGGCAGCAATGGGCACAACGCCGCAAGAGGTTTTAGAAAACCTTGCACAATTCTTTAGTCCAGTGCCTCCTTGCATCTCCTGGGCGGATACGCCGCAGGGCGCAAAGTTCTGGCACAACTATTTCACCAAGGGTGACAAACGCGCGGTTCTTGCCCTCGAGCGCATGTTTCGGCAAGCGCGGGAGGACGTGAAACGGCAGCGCCTCGATCTCTACCGCTTTCCTGAGATAACTTCGCAGCCACAAGCGATAATTATGAATGAAAATTGGCTCAGAAACACAAGAAGCCCTGCGGTGAAACATCCGCAAATAGGAATCAACTGGGGCGCAACTCCACAAGGCGAGGTTTTTTGGGCGCACTGGTTCGCCTCTTTCCCCCGCTCCCCCGAACCGCTTGATGAATTAATCGCCGCAGCAAAAAAGGAAACAAAATGCTTAAAATCTTCGCGCACGTAATCGCCGCTGCAATCGCAGGAACTGTTCTTGTCAGCATCGGGCTCGGCCTCGGGCTTATGTTCATCTTTAACTTCATGTGACGGGGCTTGAAAGTTATTTTTTACCGCGAAACAGGGCTTTGCCCCTGTCTTACAGTACCCCTGCTATCTGTAACTGATGAGCACAGCAGGGAAAGGACGAGAAAATGACACAGAAAGAAAAGAACACCCTTATCGCCCTCGGCATTCGCTTCCAGCCTCTTTCAAACGGGTGCATTCGCCTCCTCATCGCAGGGCGCGAGTACATCGTGCGCTCGTTCGACACAGCGCTTTCTCTCGCATCTCGCCACTATGGAGCGATGTAATGGAACTTTTCACATACGACGAGCTAGACGAAGATGCACAGCAAAAAGTTATGGATGATTTGGAGGGAGAAATAACCCCTTCCCTGTCAGAATTTTGTGAGATACTTTGGGATCACGATGACATTAAAAACATGGAGAAATTACTAGGAATTACATCTTACCACGTAAACTTCACTGACACAAAAGAACCAGCTCCGCCTCTTACTTTCCTTAAGTTCAAGCGCACGCCAAATCTAAAATGGGAAGAGGCGCTTGCAAAATACTTCCCCCATGATCTCGTTATGCGCGAGATTGCAAATCTCTTTGCCGCCGAGCAGGACGCAGAAGCCAAGCGCGAGCTAGAAAAATGGCTTCACAACCTCTTTCACTACGAGTTTTTGTGGCAAACAAGGAGCGAAAACCTCGAAAACCACATTAGCAGTGAAGGTTATCTCTTCCACGCAGACGGCACTTTGTATACGGGGGTAGAATGCATTCCTCCTTTCACCCCCTCAGAGGCTTCTGCAAAAGCAAAGCTCTCAAAAGAAAGTGCTGTTACCTTTTTACAGGAAAAAGGTTTTTTAGATCACGAAGGAAAACTTAGCGAAAAATACAAATGAAGCTTGTTTCTTTAGCCTGTTTTTTGGAGAGTAAAATGTTCAATATAGAAGAATTTGAGACAAGTGTGCGAACGCTGGGGATGTCATTCACAATTCGCCTGACAGACGAGAACGATCAAAAACCAGGAAAGTACTTAGTAAACATCCATAACACAGTGGCGAATGTATTTTTCCCTGTATATGCCAATGATCTTTGTAAGGCAGCCAAAGAAAGCCTCCGCCGCGCCGAACTTTTCCACTCAAAAGGAGTCCGTTGATGATAGAAACCTCTGTAGCACTTCTATTTTTAGTCACCCTTTCTATTACCCTCGGATTTACATCTATATACATCTGTATAGTACGAATTGAAAACCAGCTTTTCGAATTTAATTCTTTCTTAACAACCTTAAAGGGCAGAAAATGACAAAAACAGAAATCCAAATCGAAGCTATGATCCAAACTCTGCGCGAATTTTTGGATGTTTGATCTATGTGCAAAACAATAGACAGCGCAGAGTTTGCCCTGCAAAAACCCCTTCACGAGGCTACAATAGAAGAGGCTGCCGTAGTCCTTGTTCTTTACCAATCACTTAAAGAGTCCCCAGCGGCAAAAATTGCCGAGGGAATGAAAACTTTAAAGGACAAAAAAATATGGAACAGTTAATAGGCTTAATACCTATAGAGATAAAACAAGAATATGACGAGATAACCTTCAAGTTTTCAAATGGGGCTATATCTCGATGGTATCACCAGCAAGATTGTTGCGAGACTGTACACATAGAGGACGTAAACGGGAACTGGGACGACCTACTTAATCACCCTCTTCTTGTCGCCGAGGAAAGAGAAGGAAGTGATCCAGAAGGTTTTGAGCCCAGTGACGATAGCCGCACATGGACATTCTACACTTTTTGCTCGATCAAAGGAACAGTCGATGTGCGCTGGCTTGGGGAGAGTAATGGGTATTATAGCGAAAGTGTAGATTTTTCTTTTCAGGAGCCAAAGCAATGAAAAAATATATCCTAACCCTCTACGACGAAAAAGATGAGTATATACCTGAGACATGGAGAAAAGAGTTCCTCCACGAAAACCTCTACGCTTTTTTAAAATCACCTCAGTTCAAGGAAAACCCTTCCGACTCTTATTTCTCCTCCCTTCTCGAGATAGACGAAAAAACCGAAACAGTGCACTTTGTTGAAATCTCGGAAATTCTCGACTACTACGAAACTCACGAGTGGAACACCGCTTGGGACGACTTTCCTGAAATCGTACAGAACTTTCTTTCCGAACACAGTAAATTTAGGGGCGAGGATGAATGGGGCGACAAGATAGACGAACGTGCCGAGCTCGCTTTTCGGGATGCAAAACAGACAGATTACAGAGTTCTCTAAGGTTTCACTGCCACCGTAGGTTACTCCACTGTTAACATAGTTTTTTCCGCGCTATTATTAAACCATACAGAAAATTTAAAGGATTAATTTCATGTCCCTTACTCTTGATAAAATTTTAGAGGTAAAAAGCTTAAAAGTCCACGAAGCTAAAGAAGAAAATAAGAGGCTAAAAAAAAAAAAAAAAAAAAAAAAATAAAACGAGCTCTTCATGTCATCAACTGCATTCCAGAAAATCAACTTAACGAACTCGCGGATCAGCAATTACAGGCGATTAAAAAAGAAATGGGACTGTTTTGATGGGTAAATTACACTCTTTAGAGGCTTGCATTTTAACAGTTGGCTTTGCAGCTAGTAAACCATTTTATTGGTTTACTGAAGGCGAGGTTGTGAAAAAAGCCGTAGAATTAAAAATCATAGAAGAAGTTACGCCGAAATCCATTCAGCTTATTCGAAACACTCTTTCGAGAATGTACTTTAGAAAAAGATACGTGAAAAAACCTGCGCACACCCAAAAACTTTACATACTTACCCAGCTTGGGGTGGAAAAATTCAAAGAGTTTTATAGCACGGAAAAAGACAAACCTCTCATCATCAGTGATGATGGGATGAAAGAGGGGCAAGGACTTTTAATTAATGAATACAACGAGTCTGACTCTTATAATGAGTTATCAATTAAAGTTAAAGCAATCGTCTCCGCAGCCCTACAACGCGAGGTGGAGTAATGCTGACGTATCATGAGTTAATCAGGATGGCTGACCAACTCTACACAAACGAGGCAATTAAACACTGTGTTATGCCAAAAGCATACTGGGAGCTATCGCTACGCATCTATAATCAGCTCAAACTTGACCCCTACTTGTGTTTTGCTACTCCGGCAAAAGAAATAAAGCTTATGGGGCTTCCTGTAAAAATAAAAGAACACGCAATTGATGATCTGCGATTGATCACTTTTAGCTCAACTCATTGTTAAAACTTTATCTTTAGGAACTTCCCAGTGAAAAAGAAATTTTCCCTCCCTGCCGAGTCCTTCATCTGGATCGGCATCCCCCTCACCGCCCTGATAGTCTTTCTTTCGGGAAAACTTCTTACTTTACTTCTTTAACAGTCTATAGTATAATAGCATAATAGAAAAGGAGACCCCCAATGCCACTATCCCTCGACCTAGCCGCCAGCGGTAATTTCTCCCTCACCGACGAGTCCGGCCACACTATCGAAGTCTTAAACAACATCCAAGGATTACAGTTCATCCACTCCCTTTTAATGGCGCGGAAAACTATTCCAGTCCACAAAATCGCCACGCCATCCCGCCCGCTACAATCTATGGTTGATATTATGCTGCGCCAACAAGTTAAGAAACACAAGAGGCAAAAACCCGCCCCCAGTCCTGCAATTTGCTTTTCCAACTTCGAAATCAGTCTTTAAAGGAGTCCCTCTTAATGTCCCTCGCAAAACATTCCTCCCGCTTCGCCGATGTGAAAGAAATCTTCGACGGAGCTCTTTCCAATAACGGGGCAAAGATCACTGCCGAAACTCTAGGCAAAGCTATTCGTTGGCGACAGCGTGCTTATCACTTCCGCAAAGTCCTCTGGGGCGAACTCAACGCCGACAATCCTGTTCCCCCTGTCCCTACCCCATACGACTCTTTAACAATCCGTGTCGAGCACAATGTCTGCTTCGTCGACATTCAGACCCCTGATAGCATGGGCTTAGTCGTCGAGTACAATACACCGAAGTTCGACCTCGAGGTAGAAGCTCTCCGCCAAAGCCTAGGTATTATCATTTAAAAGGAAATAAAATGTTTAATTTTTTCAAGAAAAAAAAACCCGCCCTTATTCCTAGATACTGGGTATTTGCAGCTCGACCTGATCCAATGTCAATCACAGGAGGTTTTCGTAATCAGGAAGAACGCCGAGAATGGGTACACATTGTTGATACTCACACTTATCAGGTGTGGAGAGATGAATGGTAACGCCCTTGACCCCTGACGAAATCGAAGCCCACAAGAAAATCTACTCCAACCAGTCCAACATCCTCCTCCTTTCGTCGGGCAACTTCGCTCTTTTCCAATACGGACACGCTAACAGCGCTAGCGCAATGCAACTAATCCACATCGGAACCTGGGCGGAGTGTGAAGCATTCGTTCGAGCTCATGAAGCCCTTCGCCCGCCGCCTTGGATGCCATCTACTAAATTAACTTTTGACTTTAACCTCGATCTTTAAGGAGCCGCCATGATCCGTGTCTACCTTCTCCTCCACCGTGCTACAGGCAATTTCCTGCCTATTCTCCGCGAGGGCATGACTAGGTGGAACCCTGAAGGACAATCTCCAAAAATAAAACCTCGAGTTTTCCCCTCCAAAAGCGCAGCAAGTCGATGTAAAAACATGTGGGAAACAGGTGTACTTGTTACCTCCCACAAACCAACTGCCCCGTACTTGATCCTCGAAGAGGAAACCGACCGCAAGGTCGACGATCTCCGAATTGTAAAAGCTTATTTAACCTGGTAAAGGAACCTCCGCCATGCAAACTTTCTACTCACACGTTCGTTTTGTTACTCCTACTGGCAAATATTACTCCGCCCTTATTTCCTACTCGGCTGAGAACTTCACGAGCTCCGTAACAACTCTTACCGCTTTTTGTGCAGGGGTTGAGTTACTTAGCTCTTTAAAAGTAGAGGTCTACGGAATAAGTAAAAACAGACCGAAAGGAACAGCTGTTTCCCTTCACATCGGCGAGGCCTTAAAAGATCCAGGCCTCGAAGCATGGCTTTTGGAGAACCGCCCATGACTCTTGAAGAAATAAAAAACTGTCTGTGTGTTGGTACATTCTCTAACTTAAAAATTAGTTGGAACGAAGAGGCCTCAAACTATCTTAATGCGGAACAAACTTTAAATTACGATGCAAAAAAAAAAAAAGAAGAAGCTTACCGTTACTACAGCAAAAAATTTTTTGTTTCACCTGAAGAATACCAGAAATGTATAGCCACAAATTCTATTTGGACTGCACAATGGTATCCTAATTCACCAGTAGGTTTCAACCTTCTTCATGCTTCAACTTACGAAGCCCTTCACGCAGCGCTTACAGAAAGAGCTCGCTCATGACCAAAGAAAAAGAAGCCTTCCTTGCTCGCTGGGAGTTCAACGGGAAGATTGGCGCATGTCGTTTCTTTCTACAGATAATAGAGAGAGACAAAGCAGGAAGCAGTAAGCTCGCTTCCTTCGAGATCCTCAACCAGGTTCAAACCGCCGTAGCCGAAGTAACAAAGCTCGAGCGCCTTTTACGAGAAAGATTTAAGAAATGACCTTCACCCCCACAGCTGAACAACTTGCCATAGTAGAGGCGGCGGTTGAGACCAAGGACAACCTCCTCATCTCTGCCCTTGCAGGGGCAGCCAAGACCTCGACCCTTCTCCTCATCGCCCAAGCCCTACGCAAGACCTCCATCCTATGCCTCTCTTTCAACAAGAAGATCGCCGACGAGATGCGCGTGCGCTTGCCTGCCAACTGTGAGTCAAAGACCCTCAACGCCCTCGGGCACGGGGCATGGGGGCAAACCCTCGGAACCCGCCTCACCCTCAACACAAAGAAGAACTACGAGATCCTCACCGCCCTTCTAAACCTTCTTACACCAGAAGAAAAGGAGGAAAACTTCGAAGCCTTCGCCGACATGCTCCGAGCCATCGAAACAGGCAAGACCGCCGGCTACATCCCCGACAAAGAGTTCCCCAAAGCCAAGCCTCTTCTTGACGACCAGGAGTTCTTCGACTCCCACCTTGACATAGAGTTCACCTCCCTTCAGCGTCAACTAATCCGCGATGCCTCGATCCAATCCCTCCAGCGTTCCTTCGAGGGCATCATCGACTTCAACGACCAGATCCTCATGCCCACCTGCTTCCCTTGTTCCCTTCCCCAGTACCCCCTCGTCCTCATCGACGAGGCGCAAGATCTTTCCTCCCTCAACCACGCCTTCATGCGTAAGTTCTGTAAGAAACGCCTAATTGCAGTTGGTGACGAATGCCAGGCTATATACGGTTTCCGAGGCGCCCACGCTTCTTCCATGCACGAGCTAAAAAAAACATTTTCTATGCGCGAACTAAAACTTTCCATCTCCTTCCGTTGCCCCGTCTCTATCGTCGAGGCCGCACGTTGGCGGGCTCCTCACATGCTCTACCCTGAGTGGGCAAAGCAAGGCGAAGTCACCACTCTTGATCTTTGGAACACTTCCCACCTCCCTTCTTCTGAAGTCGCCATAATTTGCCGAAACAACGCCCCACTTTTTTCCCTCGCTATTAAACTTATACGCGCAGGACGCTACCCTAAACTCGTGGGCAACGATCTCGGCAAAACCCTTCTTACCATAATGAACCGCTTCGGCTCTGCCTCCCTTCCCATTGAAGAGGCAGAAAAGAAACGGGAACGTTGGCTCAAGGGCAGGCTAAAGAAAGTCCGAGACCAAGGGGCTATCCGCGATCAAGCCGAGTGTATCCGCATCTTCTTCGAGGGCGAAACAACCCTCGGCGGGGCTGTGACAAAAGCTCAGAACCTCTTCTCTATGTCAGGTCCAATCGAGTTAATGACTGGTCACAAAGCGAAAGGCCTTGAGTTCTCTCACGTTTTCTTTCTCAACCAAGATCTTTTGCGCGACACTGGTCAGGACGGTAACCTCCGCTACGTCATCCAGACCCGTGCGAAAGAAACCCTAACCTACATAACCTTAGAAGGATTTCAACTAGAACCCAGTTAGGTATGGCTCCTGTAATAGTTCCAACAACCATACTAAACTCCTCCAAAAAAGTTCTTTACATTCGTTTGAGACTATGTAATATTAAATTCGTTACCAACCCAAACCCATAAAGGATTGAACAATGACAACTAAGACAGTAATCATCTCCGGCCAATCATTTGAACTCGCATCACCCTACAATGAAGGCCATGTTCTTACTGCAGCAGAAGCAAACGCAATGAACCAGCTTCGCCACGAGAACATTCGCAACAACGTTGCAAAAGCAGTTAAAGAAGCTTACGAGCTAGACACAGAAGAAGCGATCATCGCCGTTCTCGAGAAAGTCGCCGCTTACGATGCTGAGTACGCATTCCGTATCAGTGGAACAGGTGGCTCATCTACTCGCCTCGATCCAGTAGAACGCGAAGCTCGTGCAATTGCTAAAGCTGGGATCCTCAACCACCTACAAAAGAGCGGTCGCAACTTTAAGTCTGTTCCAGTCGATATGACTACAGAAGAGTGGGATGCAAAAATCGAGGCACAGATCAACATCCTTGCTACTTCCGATCAAGTGCTAGAAGCTGCACGTCAAGCAATTGTAGAGAAGAAAAATCGCCTTAATTCTCTTTCAGATGCACTTGTGCTCTAACCGTCCTTCACAAGGTTACCCCTTATCCTTGTGTGACTTACGCCGGATGGAACAGTAATCCGGCAACGATTTCACCCCCTTAACGGAGCCCACTCTAATGATCCTCACCCTCGTCGGCGTCAGCCACCTTACTCTTGAAGAAAAACTTTTAGTAAAAGATCTCGCAGAGCGCGATGAAGTATTCCTTCTTAGAGATCCAGAAAACGAGTACGACAGCAACGCGATTAAAGTTATCGACGCAGATAATAACCACCTTGGTTTCATCGCAAGTAAAGAAGCAAAAGAGCTAGCTCCTTTAATCGACGACGACGACGCTCGCAGCGATGAGACATACCGCGCCACAATCTTCTCCAAGCGCACCCCTCTATCCGCACAAATAGAGTTTAATTACTTTGACTGACCTCACAGAATTTCTTTACCGAGCGGCTTCAACTCCGCTCGGTATCATCGTAAAGACAGATGATGTTACCAAACTCCGTTCTGCACTTTACTCCATCATCCGCGCAAGGCCAGCGGAGTTCGGTAACATCTCACTCGTACCTTCCCCAATAAACCTGAATGAACTTTTCCTAATCAGGAAGGAGCCCTCTAATGAAAGAGATTGAGCCAATACAAAAACATACACTGAACCTTTACGAGGGCGACTTTGACTGTATTCAGCGAATGTTCCCACAACTCGGGGCAGCTAAAGTTATCCGCACCCTCGTGCGCCGCTACGTCAAAGAAAACAAGGATAAGAACACTCAACAGATAAACATAGAGGTAGAAATCTAATGGACATTGCCCAGATCTTTGCGACCGACCCTCTTAAACTTACCAAAGAAGATATTTCCTCCATCGTATGCGAAATGCGCAAACGCCGTGCTTCTTTTGTCCTCGGCAGCGTTACCGCAGGTAAAGTAAAAGCGCCTACCGAAAAACAAAAAGCAGTCTCTGCCCTTATCGAGAAAATTATCCCAGGAGGGTTAGACCTTTGACCCAAGTTAGCAAATCCTTCACCACCTCCGGTCAGTTCTGTTGGGACTCAACCTCCCTATCCCTTGCCGCCACTTGCCCTCGCAAATACTACTACAAGCTTATCGAGGGTTGGCAACCCGACCGCAGGTCAGTCCACCTCGAGTTCGGCAGCCACTACGCAACCGCGCTTGAGCATTACTTCAAACATCTCGCCGCAGGACTTTCCTCCGACGATGCCCTGATCGAGATCGTTAAGGAAGCCCTTATTGCTACGTGGGAGTACGACCTCGACGAAGAAGATAATCCTATCCCTGATACAGGCGCACCTTGGGAGTCCATGCACAATCTTAAAACTCGCGAGACCCTTATCCGCACTATCGTTTGGTACTTCGATCATTTCCGAGACGACCCCACCTCAGTGATCATGCTCGCCAACGGAGTACCAGGTGTCGAGTACACGTTCAAACTACCAGTTGACAACGACCTTATTTTCTCCGGCCACATCGACCGCCTCGTATCTTACTCCGACGATCCCTACATCATGGATCAGAAAACAACAGGCACAACAATCTCTGCCCGTTTCTTTTCTGAGTTTGACCTATCCCTTCAGATGTCAATGTACACCTTCGCCGGCAAGATTATCTACAACCTCCCCGTGAAGGGCGCAATCATTGACGGGGCACAGATAGCCGTTGGCTTCAGTCGTTTTGAGCGCGGTTTCACTTTCCGCTCCGAGCCACAGCTTGAAGAGTGGTACGAGGAAATGCAAGGCATCGCCGCAGGTGCACGAAAAAACTTTGTCCAGTGGCAAGACTCTGCAAATACCGAACGTGCCTTCCCCCGTAATCTCACTGCTTGCGGTAACTACGGCGGCTGTGAGTTCCGCGAGATCTGTTCCAAGCCCAAGCAGTTCCGCGATCAATTTCTCCGAGGCTCATTTACAAGGAAAACTCCATGGGATCCGATGAACAACAGGTAACTTACTACATAATGTACAGAACAAAAGAGGGGCGCTATGACGCCCTACCTTGGACAAGACATCTTCCTTTCCTTTTGTCGTGTCCAGAAAATTACGACCTTCCTTCTTCCGTTAAAATAGTTTTCGTTGCAGAAAACCTAACCCAACTTTACATAATGAATTAAGGAAAAATAAAATGGCCAGTCTCGCAGACCATCACGGATCAAAGTTTGTAAAGCTTGCCTTCATCGGCGACAGTGGAACAGGAAAGACCGGCGCACTTGTCTCCCTTCTCAAGGCGGGATACAAACTTAAGATCCTCGACCTCGATAACGGCCTCGACGCCTTGCGTGAGTGGGCAAAAGTTGAATGCCCAGACAAACTCGCCAACGTCGATTACGAAACCCGCCGCGACAAGTACAAAGTCTCTGGTTCCCAGGGTCTGATCCTTGATGGTCAGCCTAAAGCCTTCACCGACTCCCTTAAGCTAATGGAAAAATGGACTGACGAAACCAAGCCTAGTGAGTGGGGGGAAGAAACTATCTTCGTTATCGACTCCTTAACCGCTTACGGCAAGGCCGCTTTCGAGTGGGCAAAGGGGATGAACTCCTCGGCAAAAGATCCTCGCCAGTGGTTCTATTCCGCACAGCAAGCAATAGAGGATACAGTTGCGTTACTAACTGGGGAAGCGTTTAAAACAAACGTAATCATAATCTCACACGTCACTTACGACGAGTGGGCAGACGGTACAACCAAAGGTACGATGTCAGCAGTTGGTAAAGCCCTCGGCCCAAAGCTCGCTAAGTACCTCAACACCCTTGTGCTAGCAGAGAAAACCGGCACCGGTTCCCTCGTCAAGCGGGTCATCCGCACCGCCCCTACCTCAGTAATTGATCTTAAAACTCCCGGCCCAGGTTTCCATGTTACCCTTCCCCTCGGAACTGGACTCGCGGAGATTTTTAAAAAGCTTAAGACGGCGTAACGTACTCGTCTAAGAGGTGAGCCGAGCACCTTCCTCGGTATTTAATGGAGAACTTAAATGGTAAATTTTGCTGCGATCGCAAACAAGAAACTAGCAGATGTTGAACGCCCACCTATCCCACCACTTGGCATGTACCGCTTCACTATAACAAAGCCAGCGCAGATTGAAGAGATTGCAAACGGCGCGTACACAAACATAACACTGATTTGTAAAGCGCTAGAAGCATACGAGAACGTTGACACAGATGAACTCGCTACATTTGGAGGAGTTTCTAACGTAGTTTCTTCAGTAAAGTTTCTTTACGATAATAACGATGCAAACAAGGGGGCGCAAATTGAGTTCCGTATTCGCCAGTTTCTTGAGAAACATTGTGCGATTGAAGGCGTTGCAGCCATGACGATTGGCGAAGGACTGGCTAAAGCAGTTAACTGTCAATTCGACGGCGAGATCAAGCACCGTGCTGATAAGAACGATCCGGAAGTAAAGTATGCCGAGATCCAAAGAACAGCGCCCATTCGTGAATAGAGTCCTCCCGAGAGGACTCTAAAGGCAGGCCAGGGGAGCGGACCCCATTCGATGGTTGAACCAATTCCCTGGTCTTAATTTTTCTCAAGGAGAATGTAATGAAATCTAGCTATCTTATCTGGTCAATTCGCTTAGGTGCGTGGTTATCAGCATCCGGCGGAACTTCCGACTGGAAACTCGCACGAAAGTTTGAGGAAGCAGCTGCCATCACCTTTTGCTCTTCCCAGTCTGATCCAGACGGAAACCTTTCCGCTTTCCCTGTCCCTCTTTATTTAATCGAAAGCCTTTAAGCATGATCACCGCTGGCCAGCCTTTAGCTATTTCCTCCATCACCATCGATCGCGAGAACCGTCAGCGCCGTGAGCTAACTGACATCCCAGACCTCGCCGCTTCGATCGCGCGTTACGGCCTGTTTCACCCTATCGTAGTAGATCGGGAAGGCAACCTCGTAGCAGGTGAACGCCGATTAACCGCCGTCACCTCCCTTGGCTGGTCACATATCGAGGTGCGGTACGTTGACGAACTCGAACCCGAAGATCTGCACATGATCGAGCTGGAAGAAAACATCAAACGCAAGAACCTTACATGGCAGGAAGAAGCAACCGCTGTTGGAAAGTACCACGATCTAAAACAAAAGCAAGAACCTGGCTGGACTAAAGAAGCAACCGCGCAGGAACTTAATGTATCAAGCTCTTTAATTTCCAAGAAGCTCGATCTCGCGAAAGAGATCGAAAAAGGAAATGAAAAGATTATAGCGCAGCCGCAAATGAAAACTGCCCTAAACGTTCTCCATAGAAGTAAAGAACGAGAGAGAAACTCTATTCTTTCTTCTCTTGCAGGTACTAATAAAGATGCGCCTGTAGTCCCACTTCTAAACACGGACTTCAACGAGTGGGCGCAATCTTACACAGGCAATAAGTTCAACCTTATTCATTGCGATTTTCCTTACGGTATCAACGCAGATGGACAGAAGCAGGGCAGTAACATTGATAACTACGGCGGGTATGCGGACGGGAAAGAAGTTTACTTCACCCTCCTTAAAACCCTCAAGACCGCTATGTCAAACGTAGTAGCAGACTCCGCTCACCTTATCTTCTGGTTTTCAATGGACTACTACCGAATTACTTTATCTCTCCTTACTGAAATGGGCTGGAAGGTTAACCCGTTCCCCCTCATCTGGCACAAGTCCGACAACACAGGACTACTCCCCGATCCAAAACGAGGACCTCGCCGAATTTACGAGACAGCTTTCTTTGCCTCACGCGGAGATCGTCTAGTAGTTCAAGCCGTCTCCAACGTCTTTTCTCACCCAGGTAAAGATAAGGAAATTCACATGAGTGAAAAGCCAGTGCCAATGCTCAAGCACTTCTTTCGTATGGTGTGCGATGCAAACAGCGTGATGCTAGATCCGACCGCCGGCAGTGCTAACTCACTCAAAGCCGCCAAAAGCCTGAACGCTAACTACGTTCTCGGACTAGAAAAGAGTGAAGAGTTCTATAAACGTTCTTGTGAAGCATGGGAGAAATAAGATGACGGAGGAGGTAGAAATGGCTAGAAGCATCGAAAATCATATTAAAAGACAAATAGAAGCAGAAAAAAATAAAAGCGGCGACTGGAAAGACTTACCAGCGGATGCCTCGATACCAGCAGAGAAAGAATTGTTTACCGAGAGGAAGGAGGTACTTAAGGTATTAGGCAAACAACTTTTACCGCAACCGGCTACTACAAAACACGATCAAGTTGAGTGCCCCGTTCACTACAATTCTCACCCTAGTGGCATTGAATGCATAGAGATAACGCGGCACATGAACTTCAATCTCGGCAACGCTATCAAGTACATCTGGCGGGCGGATAGTAAAGGGGCTGCGTTAGTTGATTTAGAAAAAGCTGCATTTTATATTCGGGACGAGATATCAAGAAGGAAGAACCAAATTGCAGAATAAAATCTTAATCTGCGGTGAAGCCTTCGGGCGACAAGAGGAAGAAGCCGGCCAGCCTTTCGTGGGGGCTGCCGGTTTTCTCTTATCTCAAGTCCTTGCACAAAACGGGATTGAGAAAAAAGATTGCTACCTCACAAACGTGTTTAACTTCCACCTAGCTGGTGGGGATATTAAAAGCATTACTGTATCAGATAAACGCGCAGCTATAGTCGGTATACCTAAGCACCCCTCGGGCTGGATAAGTAACGAGTACACCCACGAACTAACCCGCCTCAAGAAAGAGATCGCCACGATCAAGCCCAACCTGATCCTTGCTCTCGGCGGCACAGCTTCTTGGTTCTTCCTCCAAGACTCCCGGATTTCAAAAGTCCGAGGGGCGTCTGTGCAAACAGAGTTCGGCAAGGTACTTTGCTCCTATCATCCGGCAGCGGTTCTGCGCGATTACTCTTTGCGCCCGATCCTTACCGCCGACTGTGCTAAAGCAGCAAGGGAACAGGAGTATCCAGACGTTCGCCGCCTCCGGCGCTTCGTTCACATCGAGCCGTCTTTGTCCGACATCCTTTCTTTCCACGAAACTTTTATCGAGCCTTCCCTCGTCCTATCCACCGACATCGAGACTATAAGTAATCAGATAACTTGCATCGGGCTTGCGCCTACCAAGGATCGCGCCATTGTAATTCCCTTCTACGACCCTACAAAACCAGGGGGAAACTATTGGTCGACACTCGAGGAAGAACTTAAGGTTTGGGATTACCTCAGGAAACTCTTTCGCTCCCCGCGCATAAACGTAGGACAAAACTTTATGTACGATGCAGGTTTCTTGTGGCGTTCATACGGCATTCCAGTTCACGGAATGATTAACGGTGATGACACAATGCTAATGCACCACGCGCTTCAGCCGGAACTACAAAAAGGCCTCGCTTTTCTCGGCAGCATATACACTGACGAAGCGGCATGGAAAATGGAGCGGAAAAATACATCAGTTAAAAAGGAGGACTGAGATGCAAGAGCAATGGAGCGATTGGCAACCTGTAAAAGGTTTTTGGAGGTTGTTCGGTTGGAAGTCCCGCCGATCGTTTGCCTGTAGAAACGTTTCTGATTTAGTCATTTATTACGAGTACTCAAAAGAAAGGAAGCACTGACAATGGAAGTACATGAAACAGCTACAGATCATTTTTTACAAAGTAATGAAGTCAATCGAGAACGGGAATTGCATACGCTTTTAATACAGGAAAGAAAAGAACTCAATGAAAAATATCTCGCTATAATAGAAAATCTTTCAAAAGGATGAAGAAGATGATCTACCTCGCTTCCCCCTACTCACACGAAAACTCTATCATACGGGAACTCCGCTACCACCAAGTTTTGCTCCACTGCGAGACCCGAATGAAGGAGGGCAAATCGATATTCTCCCCGATCGTGTACGGCCATCAGTTCGCTGTAAACTTTGACTTCCCTTATGCTGCAAAGACCTGGGAGTTCTTCAATTTCGAGATGCTTGGTGCCGCTAATAAAGTTGAGGTGCTTTTGCTAGATGGATGGGACGAGTCCCTTGGTGTTGAAACAGAGATAGATTGGGCTCAAAGGTTCGGTAAACCCCTCACTTACGTTGAGTTTAACAAATGAAAATAATTGACACAGAGAAACTGCGCTTTGACACCGGCACATACGGCGAGCAGTCCCTAACAAGTAATGAACGGGAGTGGATATACAACGGCTTCGACGCCGCAGTTACTCTTGAGGTTCGTGACGCTTTACTTCCTCAACTCGACTCAGTAGCCCGCCATACTTACGACTTCTCCCGCGCCCTACAAGGCCCGATTATGGAGATGACTCTTCGCGGGCTACTCGTTGACCAGAACAGGCGCGGAGCTGTACTTCATTCCACAGTGCGGGACATCGAAATCCTCAACACACAGTTGATGGAAATCGTTTCCGAGGGCGTAGGCTTTCCTTGCTCTTCTCCACTTTGGTGGCGCAGTAACGCACAGCTACAGAACCTTTTTTACAAAGTAATGGAGCTAAAGCCTATTAAGAAGCGCAACGCCAACGGTATCTTCGCTCCAACTGTTAACCGCGAAGCTATAGAGAAGCTTTCCATAAATTTCTACGCCGAGCCTATTTGCAATCACATCCTAGCCCTGCGCGACCTTGACAAGAAACGGTCGTTCCTCGAGACCGGCATCGACTCAGACGGACGCTTCCGGTACGGCTTTAACATCGCCGGCACAAACACGGGTCGTCTTTCTTCCTCCGCTTCCGACTTCGGTACTGGAAGTAATTCACAGAACATCAGTCGTTCTCTCCGCTCAATCTTTTGCGCAGACCGTGGCATGAAGTTCTGTAACATAGATCTCGAGCAAGCAGACTCCCGTAACCTCGGCGCTATGTGCTGGAATATTTTCAAAGGAACAGAACACGATGCAGTTATCGGCCGCTACCTTGACGCTTGTGAGTCCGGCGACCTTCACACTTTCGTCTGCCGGATGGCAAACCCACAGCTACCGTGGCCGAAAGAACGGAAAGGCTGGCGGGCTATAGCGGATGAGATCGCCTACCGAGACTTTTCTTACCGCGATATGGCGAAGCGACTCGGACACGGCACAAACTTCTACGGCACTGCCCCGACAATGGCGATGCACACCAAGATCCCTGTGTCAAACGTTCGGGAATTTCAGTCGGGTTACTTCGAGGGTTTTCCAGAAATCCAGCTATTTCACAAGTGGGTAAGGGAACAGCTTCATACACATTCTTCCCTCACCACCCTGTTTAATCGCCGCCGCCACTTCTTTGGTCGTGCACAAGACGACAGCACCTTGCGGGAAGCAATTTCTTTTTGCCCACAGTCAATGACGGGAGAAGAAATTAACATCGGCCTCCTTAACATCTTCCGCTCCGGTAAGGTACAGATCCTTGTCCAGGTTCACGACTCTCTTCTCTTCCAGTACCCTGAAGAACTCGAGGACGAAATTGTACCGTGGGCGATCGAGGCAATTAAAGCCCCGCTCGTACTTAAGGGCGGCCGCGAGTTCTGCGTACCAACCGAGGCCAAAGTAGGCTGGAACTGGGGAGACATCGAGATGTGGAATAAAGACCATGTTAGGCGGGGAATGTGTTTACCTTCCCAGGTCGGGAGCGTCAAGGACAACCCAGATGGGCTGATAAAATACAAAGGTAATGATAGCCGCAAAAGAACTTCCCACTCTAAACTCCGGTTTAAATGATGAGAAAACAACGTAAATTAGTAAACTGGATAGACGGCTTTTACGCCTACACAGCAGGCCTACCCTCGCCGGATTTGTTCCGGAAGTGGGGGGCGATTTCGGCTGTCGCAGGGGCGCTTGAACGGAAGGTTTGGATAACTACAAACGTAGCCCCGCTTTATCCGAACCTTTTCTGCGTACTAGTCGGGCCTCCAGGTGTAGGGAAAACAGTAGTCACAAGAACTGTACAAAAGTTATGGCAGAGTCTTGACGACCACCACCTCGCTTCCTCTTCTGTTTCCAAAGCCTCCCTCATGGATGAGCTGCGAGAAGCGGAACGCAAGGGGGTGGTAACGAACAAAGACGACCAAGGTGGTTTTGGGCAATTCAATTTTAACTCGTTAAAGATCCTCGCCAATGAACTCGGTGTGTTGATCCCGGGTTATGATAACGAGTTTATGAACGTACTCACAGACGTGTATGATGGACACCCGTACTCGGAGCGGAAAAGAAGCGCGGCACTTAAGTTTATGATTGATAAGCCACAGTTAAATCTTCTGGCCGCAACAACCCCGTCTTACCTCAACAACGTAATGCCAGAAGGCGCTTGGACACAAGGGTTTATTTCCAGGGTAAATCTTATCTATTCCGGCGACAGCCATTTACAGGATCTTTTCAGCGACAACTCGAGGAACGAGAAGCTAGGAAAGGAACTTACCTTCGATCTTAATTCTATTGGCAAGCTGTATGGCCCGATGCAATTTGAACCTGATGCAAGAATAGGATTTACCCAGTGGCATCTTGCCGGTGGTCCTCCGCAACCAGACCACCCAAAACTCGCCACGTATAATATCCGCCGTAGTGCGCACCTGCTTAAGTTGTGCATGGTTGCCAGTGCAAGTTCCGGCGACAGTCTAAGCATTACGTTAGAGAATTTTACCGAGGCACTTGACTGGTTACTCGAAGCCGAGTCTCACATGCCCGACATCTTCAAAGCAATGAACGCCGGCGGCGACAGCACGGTTATTAACGAGGCGTGGCATTTCCTCTACACCCTTTATATCAAGGACAAAAAGCCGATCCTTGAGAACCGGCTGGTAAACTTTATTCAACAAAGAACTCCGGCCCACAACGTAATGAAGATTGTAGAAATTATGCAGAAGGCCGGACTGATTAAAAGACAGATGAATAATATGGGATTGTATGAGGTTGTTCCTGAAGGCAGGAAGAACTAAGCCTTCGGTAAGGAAGAAACTTGTGAGTTAATAACCTGCGCCATTTGCAGCATATCAAGATGAGCTTTAAGCGGTAAGTTTCCCTGTTCATCGTAAAGACTAGCACAAGGGGGGCGCGGGCAGACTGGAGCTACGTTGCCAAATACAGCGTCGTCTGCTTTAAAAAGTTCCAGTTGTTCTGGAGCACGCGGCCCGAGTAATTTTTCATTCCATTCCATTTTAATCTCCTTAATAAGTAACATAGTTAGTTACATTTGCCCCAGTAGAAACCGTAGTGGTTATTCCATACAGACCTGTTCTATCGCAATCAGAGATAGCCAGAGTTCCGTTGATAGAACCACCAAAAAACTTGTTGTCGTACGAAAGTTTTCCAGCCGGTGCGTAGATCGCAGCACCTGCAATCCCCGCTCCGCCGTAAAGGTTTATATCCATATAATGTCCTGTTCTCACATGGTTAATTTCTAGCGCCCGATAAGTCGCATTAAATCCTATGATGCGCTCGAGCTTTATGCTGCGGAGGCCGATAGCAACAGTGCCACTGACATTGTTAACGCGAGATGATCCGTTGAGAAGGATGTTATATTGCGCTCTGCTTCCGTTGTATCCAGTAAGATTGAGTCGTGCAAGCTCAAGAAAATCAGGGCTGTAGTGTATTGTAGGTGTCCCAACGTTTTGGAAATTTGTCACTAAGATATGCGCAACACTAATTCCCCCTGCAGTATCAAAGCCTAGTGTCATATCGTACCATCTCGGCCCAGTTCCAAACTCGCCATCTATCAGAAGGATCGACCCAAGGTGTGTTGCTAGAATAACAGAAAGAGAGAAGCCATCCCCGTACACAAACACAGGGTATTTTTGTGTAAGCAGCCCTGTTACGGTGTAACTTCCACCAGGAAAATGTAGCCGTTTATCTGCGTTCTGGCCGACATCCGCAAGCGCTGTGTTGATCGCCGAAGTCCAGTCTGTTGTCCCTGCTGCGGCGTAATCAAGAATACTTACTGGAAGCCCGAGCGCCCGTTTCACGGCCCTCCTGTCGCTTCGATTTTGTGTAGTCGATCTGTCTGGAAGAGAAGCGCTAGTTAGGAGTAAAGATTGAACCATTGCCAGTGTAGTTGCTTTTGTCATTGCTAATTCCTCAATCCATAAAGTTGCCAACGAGCTCCGGCTGCGATATTGCCAGAGGTATAAAGAAGTCTTATGTGGGTAGGAGTAGTACTTCCCCCCATACACTTGCCACCTGCCACAAGCATTGTACTCAACGGGCCAGTAAAGTCATGGTTAAAAAGCCAGTCTACTCTTGTCCAATATCCAGAGCTTATTGCTGATAGGGAAAGATTAAGGCGCGAGTTATTTCCCGCCAACGCAGGTTGTGTGCGTCCGAGAATAAAGCTCGTTGTGCCTGTGCTATTCCAACCAGCTGTCGCACCTCCTTCATCATCGTACCTTCCTGTGAACTTGTAATCAGAAGCCCCCACAACGTAAGTCGCCCCTCCATTAAAAGACAAGCGGGCAAGTAACGGTTGGTTAGCAGTAACCGGTTCAAGCTGATCAATAATAAGTTGATACCCTCGCCAGCCACTAGACAACGCTAGATCAAGCACTGCCTGTGCAGTAGTAACCCCTGAGTTAATCAATAGAACGGCAGGCGTTCCACCTGAAGCTAAGATTGCATCGCGCACCCCAAGCGGAGTTGTTGCTTTTGTATCGTCAACACCTGCAATTACTTCCGCACTAGTCGCCTTCGGCACAGCAAAAACACGATCACCACTTAGCGCCCCGCCTCCAGTTAACAGTCCTGTTGTTGTTATCTGCCGGGTTGTTGGGACTTTTTCTGTATCAAGTTCTACCAACGCAGCTTGTACGTTAGTCGCCACGATCCCACCGGAAGGAATAAAACTAACCCCTTCAGCAGGAATGTTAGCAACATCAAAGTTTCGTTTCTTTGTCCACGAGATACAATCATTCGCAGCAAGCACCGAGGAAGGAAACACAATGTTAACCCCGTCAGTAGCTTGGCAATCAAAGTCTGTTACCCCTGTGCCGATTGGAGTTCCCTGCAGTTGTTCGATGCCGTTGCGTCTTACAGTTAAAGTTCCTAGAACGTACCCGTCTGTAACCGGCACAACGGTTTGTCCCCCTGTAGCAAAAACAAAACCTGTTATGTCAAGTGTTGCTAATGCAGATGCGCCCGAAATCCAATCGGCTATGATGTCAAGTTGCGCTTGTTGTGCCCCTAGTTGAATTATCAGTGTGATTAACTCATCATCACTGATAGTCACCGTTGGTGGAATAAGCAGGGCGGTGCTAACTTGTTCCGCTACCTGCTGGATCTGCATAACAATCCGATCGAGTTGCTGTTCTATTACAGTAGGATAAAACCCGTCTTGATTATCAATCTCTACATCTTGTACATATGCAACAGTGCGGTAGATTACTAACATCTGTGTTGAGGGAATAGGTATTCCGCTTGGGTTGTATGTAACAGCACCCCCCGTTGAAGTAGGTCCTACCCCTGTAACGCTATAATTTGCCGGCGAGATAACTATAAAACTATTGTTAGCTCTAGTATAAAGTCGTACTTCTAAATCCGCGCTTTGACGGACAGAGAAAGAAAAAGGAAAAACGGTTGTGACTCCGTTGCCGATGGCAGTTGCCACCCTCGTAGTTGTTGCTAATGTCATTAGTTCCTCTTTTCTGGTAAGTTTTGGCCTGCATTCTTTTCAATTTCGTCAAGAATATTCCGCCAAAGAATAAGGTTTTGCCACGGCATCATCTGCCGAATACTCTTGAGAGTTGATTGTGTTGGTTCGTCAAGTCCTGTTAATACTTTATTTGCAGTCTTAGCTAAGCCGTAGCTTGGGCCGAGTATAACTTCCAGTGCACCATCGCCCCCTCGCCGTGAAGTACGATCTCCGCTAAAACTTACATACGGCTGTGTTGCTGGAATGCGTTCAAGAAACCGCTGGCCGTCTGAAAAAATTCCCAAGATACCTGAACGGGCAATCGCCTCATCCGCCCATTTTCCAGGCGGCGCCTTCAACATCTTCTCGTAGCTTTCCCCTCCAGCAGATACTGCGCTGAGATAATAAGAAAGTGCACCGAGACCAAAGGACACCATAGTGCCATTAAAGAACGCAGCATCTCTTTGCTGTATTCCCGATAAAAGAATTTTATAAGTCGAGGACATTCCGAAAGATTTAAACTGCCCTAGCATCCGGCCCGTCATAGAACTGTCTATCCACAACGGGCGTTCAACCCCAGGGGTTATGATAGTGTTTCCCATCTCAGAAGCCAACGCACCACGAAAAACTCTCGTCGCTTCTGCATCAACCCAAGCCTCTGTGTTTGGATAAAGAACCCTTTTTATTCTATTGCCCCCTTCTGGAGTTAATAACTGATCATAGACGCGTCTGCCCAGAGGACCGTTAAGACCCTTTGCAGCAAGAAATTCAATCGCTTCTGCCGTGTCTTTCGCATTCGCTTTCACCCCTCCAACAACAATGTCAAGTGAGTCTGTCATCTTGCCAATAATAACCGAAGCACTGAATTGTTTCATTGCCACAGTCCATTTATCAAACAAAGCTACTGCGCCCATTTGATTTGTAGCGTACTCAAGTCCACGCTCAAACTTCGAGTGACGACCGTAATCATCAAGAACATCGTTAACAGACTGTGCTCTTGTGTGCATGATAGCATCAAGTGCCCCGCCTGAAAGCTTAGCTTCTCGTGCTGATAGTTTTAAAGTACTGAGGTTAGTTATTAAAGGAGTAAATCCGTCTCTGAAAGTACGAGTCAAACCATATCGTTGAACAACTCGCGCGGCGTCTGGAATGCTTGAAATCAATGTACCTCCCATCAGACGAAGGACGTTAAGGTTCATTACGGCTTTTCCCATTCTATAAGGTATAGCATCTGGATCATCTGGTATTCCCCAAGTCCCACGCAAGCGGCCGATCACAGCGTTGAGATCACGTTGGTTATCCTCGAGATTTTTCTTAAGAATACTTTCTTCCTTCGACAGTTGTTCTGCGGTCATCTTACCTTCTTTTTGTAAAATTCCCAGCTTCTCAACCTTACTATTATAGTTCTGGATCATCTTGTCAAACAACGGTTGAGCCGTGACGCTGCCAAACTTCCGCTTAAGCTCGATGTCTGGTGCCATTGTACGAAGGTAAGCGCGGATAACTTTCTCTACATCCTTCTCAAGATAATCCATTAGAAGATTAGACTCGATATCAAGTACCCGCGCCATCTCTGCACCACGAGGGCTGGAAAGAATTTCCTGAAGAGGTATCCGACTTTGCGTGCCGATGATCTTGTTTGTTGTATCAGTGGCTAATTCACGGGCGTACTGGGCAAAGTCAGCAGTACGTGCGTTGAAGTCTATGTTAGCTGCACCACCGAGACGGGACTTTTCCAGAAAAGTTTCCCGACGAAGTTGCCCTTGTGTTTTAATCCCCGCGAGCCTCGCTGCACTTGCTTCAGGAGAAAGCTTTGCTGCCGCTTCTTCTAATCGCCCCTGCCTTGCTATACGGTTCTTAGTTAACTCAAGAGAACGTTCCTTGAGCAATTCAAGCGCTTCTCTTATATCGTTCCTTAAGGCTGCCCGATCAATCGTATCCAGTTCTTCCATCCGCGCGGCAATGTCAGACAACTGTCCCGTTTGTTTTACACTCACACTTTCCGCTTGTAACAACCGCTGCATGTCGGGATTTTCCGCTTCAAGCAAACGAGCTACCCGACCCTCGGATTTAGTTAGCCGCCCTTCCATTTCAGCAAAGTCGTTACCAAGTCCCTTCAACAATTTACCAAGTTCTTTATCTGAAACTGTTTCTAACTTGTTAAGTACCTTCTGTCCAGTCCGTGCAATGCGTTCGAACTGGTTAAAGTTAAAGTCGTCGATCTTGTTAATCTCGGTGAACTTTTTCAGTTGTCGTTCCTCAAGAACAGAAGCTGCTTTAGAAAGCCCTGCTAGTCGACGGTTAATTTCAGCACGTTGCTCACGAAGCGAACTGAGGTCTTTACCTGCGTTCTTCTCAAGTTCTTTCGCTTGCGCAAGTGCATCTGTCGCTGCTTCTTTATCACCTGTCTTTGCGGCGAGACGAGCCTGAGAACGAAGCGCACTAATTTGATCCTCTACCCCCACAAGATCAGCATTGCGCCCTGCTTCAAGCGCAGCTTTTTCCCCTGTAAACTGCTCCTGCATTGCCGCAACTTCTTCCTTCGGTCGAACAAGATCTGCGATAAGGTTTGTATCGCGGCGCTCTTTCTCAGTAAGCCGCGCTAACTTTTCCCCAAACTCTTCGTTCAGTTTCTTCGCGTACTCGCCAGAAAGAAGTTCAATAAAATTGTTCTGATTTGCTTTTATCTTATATGTGTCGTACATGCGGTGAAAGTAACTCGCGTCTTTCATCGGTTTCATTTCCCCGAAGAGCTTTACGTTCTGAGCTTCTTTCAGCATCGGATCAAAAATCCGCGTTCGAATGTCCTTCGCTACTTCCGCGACTTCTTTCATCTCATGTAGATCGCCGTTGAACAGTGCTTTAGTAACCTCTTCCCTAAACTCGCTTTTAGAAAACTTATTCGGATCAAGAAGTCCTTTAACCCCCGCCCGTAAATTAGGGAACAAACCGGGAACAGAATTTTCCCCGTAAATGTGTTTAGCATAACTTTGATCTAGAGTTTCAGTAACAACCGCAAACTGTCCGTAGTAAGGTTTAACAAGGGACTCAACAGTCCCACCTTCTGACGTGTTAATTCCCTTTACGTTTCCTTCCATACGAAGGCCGCCACTATCGCTTAACTGTGACATCCCCCAAGAAGCTTCTTTATCTATATCTTGGTTGATAACTCGAGAAACAGGTCCAAGCCAATCCGCTGTTTTCATTGCCTTTGAATCTTTAAGTTTACCAGCGTATTCTTTTGCTACGGCAGCCGCGCCCATTGAGCCTGGTATGGCTCCTTGAACCGTTACAACATACGTACCAGCCTCGGCTTCAAGTTGTTTAGTGAGTGCGGAAAGTTCCCCTTTACTCATAACACTAACCGCGCCCCCAAGAATGCCGCCGAGTACTGTTCCAGCGGAAATGGCCAACGCACTTTCCCCTGCCGTCCGTGTTTCTTGCTGCATCTGAAGCGGGATTTCTTGCAGCGCCGTACCTGCACCAACTAACGCCGCGCCCTTGGCAACCGCAGCCGTCCCTTTTGCCTGCCCGATAAAAGGAATGAACAATGTTGGATCAGCAATTCCCATAGCGAGTCTAAGTACTGTACCTGTCATTCCTGCTTGTTCCAGCGTCTGTGCTGCTTTTTGTTCCTCTTTAATCTTACCAACAATCCGCAAAAAGTCTGAGTCATTTCGCGCTCCGAGAAAGTTAGCGCGGTAATCATTAAACAGATTAGTTCCGTTTTCTTTATCCCACTCTTGCATTCTTTTAACTGAACTAAAGTTAAAATCAACAAGCGAAGGTGGTGCATTAGCTTCTAATACAAGATTATACGCAGCAAGTACACTGCTGTCTAATGTAGCGGCGGCACTTACTGTTTCACCAAAAGTCGGTGCAACTTTCTCTGGCTTAGGCTGGTAGCCAGAGCTAAATCCCAGGTTATCATTTTGTTCTACAAATTCCATTTTGCTGTTTCCTTCGTTACTATAGTGGAGAAGAATATGTAGATTGTAGCTGGTCTAAGTACTGTTTACTTTTTTCTTTTTCCTCTTTTGCTAAAAAAGGTTTCTGTAACTCAAACCGCTCTTGTACTCTTCTAGCATATTCCGCTCTAATTTCTTTTGGGACTGGAATTTGTTCTTTGAAAGCGGAACTAAATGGAGTTTCTTTTTCACCTGTTGGTAAAGAAGGGACAGGATCCATAGCCCCTGTTCTTCCTATTTCAGCAAAAAATAAATCATTTTTAGCTATTGCTTCTTCTCTTGTTGCGTAGTCAAGGTCGGCTTGTATATCTGTTGGTTTTGGAGTAAATCTAACCCGTTTAGGTCTGCCTTTTTCATCAAAGACTCCTGCATGAGGAACCCCGTTGGCGTCGAGTTTTATAATATCATACGAGGGCAAAGGTCCTCTTCCTTCTTTCCACGCCTTATGTTCGAGTCTCGTTTGTTCTGTTGTTATCAGTTCATACTTTTCTTTTGGCTTGAGCTTAAGTCTTTCCCGAATATCTTTATCAATCCAGTCAAAACTTCCACCAAGCGATCGATACCCTGCATTTTGCGGCGGCAGTTCCATCAGGATCTTTCCGTTTCCGCCGAGCTCGCTAACTCCAAAACGTTCTTTAACTCGCTCTTTAACTACCTTAGTAGCCGCATCCTCTTTTCCTGTTTTTATATACTCGGTAAGCCAAAGTTCTTCTGAGAACCTTTCGATCGCCGTAGACATTGCAGCGGATTTTCCAAGCTGCGGTGCTGAGGAAAACCAGCCATCAAAGTCTCCCACAATTTCTTTTACGAGCGCGTCAATCTTCGGAACTTTCCCGCTTTTTGTTGCGAGAAGTTTCTCCCCGTCTTTTCTTCTCATCTCAGAGGCAACGCGTTCTTCCTGACTGTTCCCGCCGTTGATCGTGCGGATAAGTTCGTCCATCGGCACAGTGTTCTTTAGTGCTTGATACCGACTGACATCGTTCTTTGTTTCCTCGCTGATCCGGTCGGAATACGCTCGAGGTGAATTGTGCTGTAACTGGGTAAGGGAGTCAAGCGCATATTCTACCTGGCTTTGATCACGAGAGCGGATCATGCCGGTAAGCGTTCCAACTACGTCAGTAGGAATGTCGCGGGATCGTTCTACTACAGGGATAACAAAGTCAGTAAGATATGCTTTATCTTTTTGACCGAGGGCCTGTTGTCCTCTTTCCCCAATCAAGGCATTAAGCATCTTTTTATCTTCACTGTCAGTTGGCGACCAAACCGCTCCATTAGTCCCAAGCTTCTGCATCGCAGCTTGTTCCAGAGAAATTCCTTCCGCTTTCCTATTGAGTATCTCAGTTGCTTTTTTAATTCCCTCGTAGTCAGTAAGTATTCCCTGCATACGGGCGTTGTCAATATCAGCCTGTCCAGCTTTCCCATCAAACAGATCTGTGTAAAGTTTATTCCTTTGCTGCGTCATTGCAATTTGTTCTTGCTGAAGCTGGGCGTTTGATTGTGCCGCAGCTTCCCGTTGTCCATCGGCGCGGAGAGAAACGCGATCTTCGTACGTAAGCGCACTGTAACGCGGATCAGTATCTAGTGCATCCTTGTTTCCGTCCGCCGCACGAGCCCAACCTCGTTGCACCGCTGCCGTCATAGCTGGCGCTGCAGTAGCCGATGTTTTATCCGGTCCCCATACAGCACGACTTCCGCCTCCCACATGCATTCCCCAGCTGTAGTGCCCGATCCCTGTAAAACCCTGTGCCGCCAGTTCTTCTGCCGCCCGTTCATAAAGCTTTGGATCTTCTTTAGGGGTTACTGGTTTTCCGCCCCGCGTGAGAACAAAGTCTGTTGTGTTGGCTTCACCTTTCTCGTTTACATCATGCCGGTGCGAGCCATACGCTTTTCCAGTAAAAGGATCTTGTCCTCCAGAAGTAATTTTGATCCCAAGGTCAGGGGCGATATTTTTAAGCGCAGGCATAACCCGCTCAATGTATTCCTTAGTCGGAGGGATTGCACGAATTTTTCCTTGCAAATCGTACTCGACGCCAGGTACTCGCCAATATCCTTGTTCGTCTTTTACTGCAGCTTCGCCTGCTGGAATTGGGGCATCGCCCATTTTTCTTTGCGCCCACGCCTTAAGCCCTGCAACGGTGGATGCATTAGAAAAGACTTCTTTATTTGCTTTCATAGAAGCGGAGTCGACTACTGTCTCAAGCGGCTGATCTTCTCGAGCAGTGAGCACACGCTTTGCCCCTTCAGCACCGAGAAAATGTGCGAGGTAAATGTTAGAAGGAGACGGAACGATCCCATTCTTCCGCAAGCTTTTCGCGTTCTCAATTGTAAAGTTCGTCAATACTTCGCGCTGTAGTTTAGGATCGAGTTTAAGCGCGAAAAGGTTTTCATCTGGCTGGCCTTGCGTGAGATCTGGTCGTGTCTTACGCAGTTGTTCAACCCAAGTAGAGTCTATGAATTGACCAAGGCCTGAAGCAGATGACTTCGGATTTTTCGCATTCGGGTTGCCCCCACTTTCAGCCCCGATTATGCGATCAACGAAAACCGAGACCGCGCCTTCAACCGGCGTGTTTGCAGGGGTGAACGTACCATTAGCAGAGGAGCGTTTGTAGTGAACCTGTTGCAGCCCTCGCTCAACATTCCGCTTTATTTCCTCTTTCTCGATAACCGAAAGCCCGCTTTTATCAATCGTTTCAAAGACTCGAGCGCGTTCAGCATCATATAAGTCGGGTGTCTGATTAATTGTAATTTTCGATCTCGAAGTTTCATCGTCAATTCCTGTTTTATAAAACGCCCTGCCGGCGACCGTTTCGAATTGTGAGGCATCTACAACACGTTGCCCGCGCATACCCTCGAGTTTGTATCCATACTCCGCTTTGCTTCGCTCTGCCACTGTTCCGAGAAATTCGTTGAACCGTTTGTTAAACGCGCCTTCGATCCGCTCACGAACACCGACACCAGAGGGCGGCGCGGCTTTCTTTATTCCATCGACTTCGAGCGCGAACTCGGTGTTCTGCTCTGTAAGGCGGCGTGCCGTTTCAAAGTCCTCTACTTTTTCTCGTTGTGTTTTTTCCTCAACAAGAAACGCGTTGCCAAGTTTTTGTGCACCTTCCCCGAGGTTGACGATGCCTTGCGCCGTGGCTGAACCAAAGGATGCAGCGGTCGCAGAGCCGTCAAGCGAGGCAAGTCCTCGTTCTGTTGGCTGAGTGCGCGTAGATACGGTAGTAGGTATTTTCATAGTAATGTCTCCGCTTTCTTAAACTTACTCGCAGAGGAAAGTAAACTCCCTCCTGCCGAGATCCATGAACCAAGAAGAGCGCTGCTCCCCTGAGCTTTTGCCAAACGTGCGCCGGCTTCTTGGTTCACCGCTTGTGTTTTGTATGTATACGCTTCCATCTCACCAGCTTGCCGAACGTTAAGCGCGTCACGGCGGCCAAGTTCCGCAGCGCCCTTCCGAGTAAGAATTTGTGAGCCACCAGAAAGACTAAGGCCGCTTGCCCCCTGAAGCGCTTCTTGCATCCCGATCTGCGCTTGCGTAAGACGATCTTGATCTTGTTGTTCGATTTGAGACCGCTCGATTGCACGGTTTGCATTTTCCTGTGCGATCTGTGCATTAATCCGCGCGACTTGTGCTTGATAGTCGGAAGCATTTTTCTGCGCCATGCCTCCCATGATAGTGCCACCTGCTGATGCAAGTGCCCCACCAACTGCTGCGATTACAGCTAATTCAGCCATTGTTTACCTCATAAAATTGAAAACTGCGCCCGTGAATAGTTGTGAACTTTTCAAGCGGGACAAAGCCACAGACGGAAGCAAAGCGATGACCAGCGGTATATCCGACCTCAACAACTGTTTGAAGGTGAGGGAACATCGGGGAAATTGCTTTTATTACTTTACAAAGTTCACGTGCGTGCCAACGATCAACAGAGGAGTTAAGCAAAAGCCACAACAACGGAGGGGAAAGAAGGGCGAAGCGGATTATTCCTGCGTGTCCTATGCAGTTATCGCCTACGTAAATCGCCCGAGATAGTGTGCTTTTTTTCAAAAGTTCTTCATCGAAAAGCGAAAACTCTTTCGCAGCATGTACCAAGAGTTTGCTTTCTAAATCAGAAGGAAAAGAGGTAAAGGGGACGAGCTTAATCATCGCCGACCTCCATACTTAGCACGTGGCCGAGGATTGAAACGGGAAGCGGATCTTCAACCACGAAGTAAGTTTGCCCCTCCGTATTCCACTCCGGCTCAATTGCGGAATATCGCATATCAGAGTGAGGAAGGATTGGCTCACCAGCTAGTTCTACTGTGCGATCTTTTGCCTCGTAAAGGGAAGTTAAACTGCTTCCGGTTTTCAGTCCACGGCTGTTGTTGACCCGAGTGGCCACTCCAACAACCCGCTTCCGTTTTCCCTCCACAATTACACCCGAGGCCGTCGCCGGAAGTGTCTGCACAACGCACTTGTACGGAATGCCAATGATCGCCCGAACAACCCCTATTGGAAGAGTGATAGTGCCGTTAACAACAGTAAGAGGCGTGAACACGTTTCCGTCCCCAAGGATAGAAACAGTTTCACCCTCGAGATGCCACAAGCCCCGGATAACTGTGACAGGTTGGTCTTTAGTCCAAGAGCCAGAAGCGCTTACAATTGGAGTAGTGGTTTGAGGGATAAAGGAAGTGAAGGCTTGCAAGACGCAAAAAGTAACTTGTGTTGTGGAGATGTAGGTTTCGATCCGAACCTTGCCGCCGGCTGCAAAGATAATCGCCCCTATGTCGGCAGGGGAAAATACTGCAGCACTAGCCGTTGCGGTTGTGCCGGAGACCGTAAGACTTGCAGCTGGGTACGAAGGTGTAAGGGCAAGGGCGCAGTCGAGCCCCCATGCATCCTCGATCTTCGTGAACTCTCTTTCCGCTTCTTGCTCGATGTAGCGAACAGTCTTTCCGTTTATCGTCCTCACCACATCGAGGTAAACGCGGTCAAGGCGATCTTCCCGTACTGTAATAGCCTGCTTGTAAAAGCCTTTAGTCGATGCGAGAGTCCATGCGAAAATGTTCTGGTCTTTAACAATTGTTCCGAGTAGCCTGTAACCGTCCTCACGGATCGCGTGCACGAGTTTGTACGGCTCTTGTGCGTAAGTCCACGAGATAATCTCTTTACCTTTTCCAAAGAAGTGGGAGGAAAGAATTGATATATCTGTGCCGGCGTAAAGTTTTGCCAGATCGTTATAGGCGAGTTGCCGAACTGTGTACCCTTTGCTTTCGACGTAGAGGACATCAGTCTCAATACGGATCGGGGTCAGGTTTGAGATGCCGGTGAAGGACTGAGGCTCGGCAAGAGCGTTTGTCGGTGTGACTGCATTTTGATTTCCGCCGGAAAGCTGCCAGATGCCAATGTTGTTCATGACAAGAAGGCCGCCACGGGTTGGAAACAGGTGACGGATTAAAGAAACTTTTGCGGCATCGACTTCGAAATCGTAACTGTCGTTATCAACTACAATTGAAGAAGTGTCAAAGTTATTAAACCGCTTCGGGCGCGATCCCCATATGCCGAGTGGAGCAGCTAACGTTCCGGCGTACACTTGACGTTGCTGAAATACAGCGGAAACAGCTGGGTAATTTTGACCAACAGGCCCGACCTCGGTTGTGAACACTGTTCCCGTTCCGATAGAAAGGTTCACAACAGGTGCGGTATAGTTTTTCCCGCCGTTAACTACAATAGCGCCGAGAACCTGCCCTGCGGAAGATATAACAGCGTAACCGCTGAAACCTGTTCCAGTTGGATCTGTTATAGAAAGAACAGAAGAAGTTGTATAACCTGTTCCTGAGGAGGCTACATTGATCCAGAGAATTGCGCCGTCCTCAAAAGGGTTGTTAAACTGAGGCGGCATCTTGGTGAAGTTAGGGATTATGTTTGTGTCGAGAAAAAGAGTGCCGAAAGCCCGCCCAAGAAAACCTAACTGCATTGAACGAGTTACTCTTGCCCCGTCTACTGCGACAGTTGAGCGATAGACGTTGTAGTACGCCGTGCCAGGTACAGGTGACCAAAAAACTTCGAATGAACCTGCGGTGACGGTAAAGTTAACAGTGTTCTGTACTACAAGGGAAGCGGAAGGAAGACTTTCCGCGCCAGAGTAATCTACAGCTGTAACAGCATAAACTACACCCGCACTGCCAGGGGAAGAAGAACTGCCCCCGATAGAGGAAGGAGCGGGGACTTGGGAGTTAAAAACAGTTTCGCCAATTGTCCAACTATCAGCTGCGAGACGAGTAAGATCCCGTGTCTTGTATCCGTAGTGTGTGAGGCGAAGGGTGTCACGAATTTGCTCTACGTTCAGGTCGGGAAGATCTGTATGCGTGTATGGAGAAGGGAGAGTGTACACGCGGGCAAAAGTGCCGGACACGAAAGCGGTTGCGTCAGTTACCGTATTGCCAAACTGATCTTTCAGACTGAATGTGTTTGCAGAAAGAACGGTTATCTCGAAAAGTCGGCCGGCGTATGACACAGGGCCTGTTATGGAAGGGAACCGCCCGAGATCACCGGTAGTGTAACCGTGAGAGGCAATCGTTACAACTCCGCTCGCCAGCACGGTAACGGTTTTCGCTGTCTCAAGAATATAGTTTCCCTCTTGTGTGAAGCGGATGTAGCCGTTACCGAAGATGACAAAGTTTGTATTCGCAACGTTAGAGGAGAACTCGAAAGGAAACCAGCGAATTGTGTCGTTAGGGAACTGCTGCCATTCTTTGAACTCAGTACCTGGTCGGGTGGAAATCCCTCCACGGTAATCAACAAACCAGTCCCGCGCGAGGGCAAGCCCGAGATCGAACTTCTCGAGATCACTGCGGGAGTAAAGCTTGGGGGAAAGTTCGCCGGAAACGTAAGCGTACTGGATCACATTAGACATTCGACACCGCCGTAATCATCGGACCAGCCGCGTAAATGTAGCGAGGCGTTGAGTTAGAATAGATACTTCCCCTTGCCGCGATCCAATCCGGCGGAACGTCGAGGGGCTCGTAGCTTTCATTCGCCGCTTGCTCTCGAGATGTGAGGATCAGGGAATTAGCTTGCGCCTGTGCGCGAGCGGCCATCTGGGCTTTGCCGTTGAGTGGAAGGCAAATATACGCGCCGAGGGCGTGGGCGATTGAAAGATACAGGTCGGGCGACCACATTGAGATCAAGGTCTGGTCGAATGTATAGTAAAGAAGGGCGGCTTCACTGTTCGTCATCAACGCGCTTTCGTTCTCTGAAAGAAGCGAGATATCGAAACGGGCATAGTCTACGAGGTAACGTGCTTGAAGATAGCGAAAGGGAAGGGCGTATGCGAAACGGTACTCTGGGTTCGGATCGCCGGCTACCCACGTTTCTACTGTGCGTTCGGTTTTCAAAGCAAGTCGGGCTTGTGCACGAGCGGCTGCCCAAGGTGCGGCGCGAAGTACCTGCCGCCTGACAGGTTCATACCACAGGCGGCAGATCTCTGCTTCACGAGATTGTTCGGTCGGACTGCTTATTTTAGAGCGAGCCCCTGCAATACTCAATGCGAGATTGTAAAGGGTAACTTCATCCTGAGCCATCCGACCGAACCTTTGTTAAAGTTTTTTAGTAACTTCTTCTTTAGAAGGGGCTTTGAAAGGAACACCGTCTACAGTTGCATCTGATGGGAGGGCGGAAAGGACACTCGCATCTTCAATGTTGTACGGACCTTTTTTGGCGATCCAGAAAGTCCCGTTACTATCGTAAAAGTCTCGTTTAAAATTTACTTTTGCCATTTTATTTTTCCTTAGTTAACTGCGTCAGGGTAAGCTGTCCAACCTGCAGGGGCGAGTGTGAGAAAAGCGTTAAGTTTTCCGGCTGTGAAAGCAGCCGTTCCTGTTGTTTGTAAGATACCGAGGTAGCGTTCGTAAACCGGCCCCTGAAGTGGAAGCGGAATAACGAAACGGTTTGCTGTTGTTAAGCCACTTAGTGCCTGTGCCCCCGTTTGCGCGTGAACAGTAGCTGATCCATCTGTTGCAATAGCCGCCTGTGCGTCTGAAGCAAGGATGAAGTTACCTGTAGCAGCTCCAGCGGAAGTTGCCGCAGTATCTACTGTGATAACAAGGTACATAGGCTGCCCGTTTCCGAGATCGCCCGAAGCTACTGCTCCAAGATCGATAACGTCGCCGAGTAAGTAAGTACCTGCTGCACCTGTGTTAAGGGGAGTGGCATCGAGAAATTCAGTTCTTTCATCAATAAGCATTTTCAATTCTTTCCTATTAAATTACACGTGCTTCATCAGCGGCTAATGCATCAACCCTGCGAACAGGAATACCGTCGAACATTAGAACTTGTTTGCCGGAGAGGCCGTCGACAGTGAGGGTAGAGTTCTTTGTCGCGTTGATTTGCTGCCGGCGGAGCATTGATCTGATAGTCCGATTTACGTAAAATACAGGACGCCCATTAAGACCTTGCAGCCGCTCAATAGCTTGAACCATAAGGTCGGAAATATCCGCGCCAGTCGCCGCAGTGTTCAAAAGGTTCGACTTATCAATGTTGGCGATGCGAACTACGTAGCGCCAATCACGAACACTGAGACCGCAATCCCAACGGTAGTGAGAGCGATACGCTTCCATTCTTCCACCTTGGCCGTCAATGTCCTCGATAGTGACTTCGCCTTTGTCTTTTTGTTGTAGACCTGCTTGCGAGCCTTTAGGAATAATCCCGTGGCACTTGTCTGAGTCCCAAACAACAAGCCAGATAGAAGTGTTATCTGAACCTGTTCCACCAGCGTCGATAATATTCTGACCGTTTTCCGCTGAAAGAAGGTTAAAACGTGGCGTAAAGCCTGTGAAAGACTCTGGTGTAGTGATCTCGCTACCATAGAAAAGTGTGGTAGTCATCCGCTGCATCATACCTTCAATATGCGCTTTTTCTTCTGACATACGGAAAGCAACGGTGTTGCCGTTAAGATCAGCGAGGGCTTTATCGACCTCCGCGTAAGCCTCGAGCATACCAATGTTGTCAGTGATTTGGCGTGTTGTTGACTTTGTAGGTTGAACGCCGCCGTACATCTTGCGCCAAGTAGGAGCAGGAAGTCCTGTGCGAACTGTTGTGCGGTGACTTGTTACACCGTTAGCCTCGACCCAGGTCATATCTTCGAGAATGCCATTTTCCTGGTCGAGAAGTTCTACGATCCCGGCGATTTTGCCATCAGGATCTGTTCGCTTTGCGAGATCTAAAAGAGTTGGATTGGTAGTTGCTAGAACAGCCATTGTTTATTTTCCTTGTGTTGGGAATAAGAGGGCGGCAATATCGGTGGGAGCGGAAGCAGAACTACCTAAAACAGGGGTTGGATCCGAAAACTCTTTGCCGACTTTAACCAGAAACTTGATAATCGCAGGATGGTTACCTGCACCGGTGTAGGAAAACGCCTCTTTAATAGCTTGTGCTTGAGGACCGCCGATGCGGTCGATAAGCTTGACTACGTGAGAGAGGTTTTCGTCTAACTGCTGGCCGCCGATTTCAGGGTCTTTTTTGACCTCGGCTTGCCAGCTCCCTTGCGTTTTTTCCCAAAGTTCGCTAGCCTGTTGAGACGCTTGCTTTGTAAGTTCCGCTTGAAGTCCAATTAGTTTCTCGGTCACATCGACGGGGAGTTTTGCCCCGTTAGTGATCTCGAGAAACTTTCCGAGGTTCTCTTCATTCGCGGTGAAGCCCTCAGGAAGTTTAAGGTCGGCTACAGCGAGCGGTGTGTACGCAACTTCTGGCGCTGCTGTAGCCTTAGTGTCTAGTAAACTCAGGGGGTTATTCGTCGTCTCCGTAGAGGGAGGGGTCGTATCCGTTGTTGTCGCCGGAACCTGTTCCATCGTTGTCGGGGCCGGTGCTTGCTCTTGTGTCATGTGCCTGTGCTCTTTCAGCTTGCATTCGAATGAACGCTAAAGGATCTGTTTGTGTTATTCGCGCAAGGGTTAGAAGGCCTACTTCCCTTTTACCTGCGTTGAAGGAAGAAAGTAGGGCGTTGGAGGAAAAAGACTGCTGAAAAGTTCCACTTATTTCCAGTACCCACCAAAGAAGAGCTCGGCCTTCTGGAGAAGAAAGTGCGGCGGAAATTCCGGCGGTTACCTTTGCCGCCTCGATAGCGGCCTCCCGTTTTGCCGCGCGTTCGGCTTTTATATCATTCATAACATACTCCGAAGGGGTTAGCAAGTGATTTATTTAGGTATGGCTCTTTGAACCATTACAGGAGCCATACAGTACTATTACGCACCAAGAAGCATTTCCACTGCGTTTTGTCCCCCGCCGACTTCCGTCTTGGAAAGGTTTGCGCCTGCTTTTGCAAGAGCTTCGCCTTGTGCCGCGCCTTCTCTTTGTTGCTGAAGTTTGTCTTGGTTTTCTTTGTCTTGTTGCGCCGCTTCGCGAGATTTAATTGCACGAGCCGGTACACCGATATCCTCACAGTACATGCGGAAAGCTTCCTCAGGATCGAGGACGTTAAGGACGCCAGGATAGACGGCGGAAAGATTGCCGGACAAACCGAAGGCGCGTTCAAGTGGGGCTACGCCTACAGCTCGCTGAGCAGTTGAAAGGATCGAGACGTATTGGATCTCAACCTTCTTTCCAGCGAAACGTTCTGGGGCTGGAGGAAGAAGATCACCGCGCAGGGATATGCTGAAGATGCGGTTGATTGCGGGGTCAAGGGCTTCGTTTTCAAATCGATTAAGGACTGATCCGAGAAGGACAAGTTTCTCTTGTTGCCGCGCGTCGATTTCGGTGGCGGATCGCACCGTGCTGAGCATGGAGATGTCACGGAAAAGTTGGTTGAAAAAGGTCTCGCGGATGCGGGTCTGCACATCGCGGATGTCGAGGGTCATCTCGCCAAGGGGAGGGTTTACGGTGTAGAGGGGTTTTGCCCCAGCTTCGTTTATATCCGCCGCAAAAGTTACGCCGCCTGGGAGAAGGGAAAGCGGCCGGTTCTGCATGTGGAGCGACGCGATCATCGGAGGAGACACGAGTTTGTCAAGGCTCTGCGCTTTCCGTTTTGTTTCCTGTTGGAGCTGGATGATGTCGGCCAATGCATCGGAAGCAGGGCCAGTTCCGTAGGCGTCGTTGCCACAAAGTTCCCACCGAGGGAAAATGCCAGGAATTTCATCGAAACCTTTCCTGCGCAAAATCATTCCGCTGGTCTGGCCTTTTTCCCAGTAGACTTCCCGAAAAGCCCATCGATCAGGTAGAATACCGTCCTTACCTAAGTTAGGCTCGATTAAGTGGTGAATGATTACATCTTTTTGTCGCGCACCGCCTCCTTGTTTCCACAGATTACGAACCTGTTCAGAACAGTTTTCTTCCCCGAACTCACCTACGACTTGGTGAACTTTGAGGCAAAAAGTACGGGCAAAGGTGTTAACGCTCTGGCCGAAATCTTGTCCAAGGTAGAACTCACCGAGGGCTGGGTTCGAACAGCGAATTACGTTCTTGTAGTCCTCATAGATGATCATCGCCCCAGTTCCAAAGATCACGAGGTCGAGGTAAAGAACTGCTATAGCGTTGTAAAAGTTAGACTCGGCCATGATAAGAAGGATGCGGCGTTCGACTTCGTCTAGCCATATGCGGAGTTCGTGATCGGCTTCTTCTGCCCCCTGTACACGGAGCTTGAACCATGGACGGGCGGGAGAGGTTACGCCGTTCATCATGCCGGAAGCAAGAGTGCGGGCGGCGTTCGTGCCGGTGCTGTCGAGAATGTGGGCGTTTCGCGTGGCGCGTCTGGCTGCTTCCGTTTTTGAGAGTAGCCACGAATACCGACGGGGTAGAATGTAATCAGAAAGGTCACGCCAATGCTGCCACCAAGGAAGCCGATCGGCCTCTAAGGTGGAGATTGTCCCCAGCATTTTTTGGTGGGTTTCTACAGAGATCTTCATTAGTTACCCCCGATCAAAGAGGTCTTGGCTGTTGCTGCTTTTCTTGTCAAGCCTTGTGGGGTTGTGGAGATAAGGGAAGTAAGGCCGCCCCGTTGCATCTGTCCTGCTTGTACGACAGAAGCATCTGCGGCAGTCGGGGCTGTAGGAGGCGGTGGCGGGGCTACAGGCGGCTTTGGTTTTGGCATCAAGGAACTCATGCGCTTAATCTTTCTCTAGCAAGGGGGTCGTATTCGGTTTCAGGTTTTGTTTCTTCTGGAACAGGGGAACCAGGAAGGACTTCGTAAGAGGGAAAAGCGAAGGTACACGCGAGGGCATCTGCTACGTTCGGGGAAGGAACTCCACGACTTCGCATGTCTTTCTTGGCCTCGAGGAGGATTTCTTCTTTATTGTTGAGGCCGTAGTTCGGACCAATTAGTTCGTCCTCGAGAGTGCAATGTTCGCCGGTCTTAAGGGAAGGGATCGAGCCGGTGGCGAGCCAGTCTCGCATTAAGCCCCAGATCTCGGCCCTCTTGTTCGCGTACTTAACGCCTTTCGCGTCGAGGGTTTTTGAGCCAGAACCAAAGTCTACTGAGTGGACGGGAATGCGGAGCTGTTCAAGCCGATCCACTACACCACCACCTACGCCGCCGGAGTCAACGAAACATATTGCGGCACGAAGGCGAAGGAACTCACTAGCGACCTTAGCAGCGAGTTCCATTGTGGACAGGCCCTGAAGGATAAGCGGCGGGCGAGAAAAAGCGTCGCGCCCTTGTCGAGGATAGATGACCGAGGGATCGTCCCCGAAGCGGCCCACGTCTACGCCGAGGACAATTGCACAACCTGTTTGCGGAAGGATCTCGCGGTTAAGTGCGCCGCGAGCAAGGTCAAAGGGGATGAAGGAGGAAGCGTCTACGCGAGGGAAGATACCTCGAACACGGATGCGAACAAAGTCGGAGTCCTCGCCGTAATCGGCGATCCAGCGGGCGATCTGTTCTTTGTTTGTAAACCGTACCTCGCGAGAGTCAATCGCGGCATATTGCCAGCGGTGGGAAAATCGGCCGCCTGCAAAACACTCACGGAAGCGCCCTTTGTTACGAGTCGGGTTTCCAAAGCAAAGCCAAATGATCTGAGTGTTTTCATCCGTAAGTGCGCCCTCGGTTACCTCCCAGATAACGTCGGGGATCGCAGAGGCTTCATCGAAGATGATAAGAATGCGTTTGCCTTCGTTGTGTAGGCCTGCGAACGCTTCCGTATTTCGTTCACTCCAAGGAACCATGTCAATCCGCCAGGTTTTTTCATGGAGAGGATCTACGGAAAAAATAGAGGTGGCGGTGAATTTAAAAAGCTCTCGGCCGATAAATCGGCGATGCCACTTAGCAACCTCTGCCCAGGTTTTTGTCTTCAACTGGTTCTCTGTGTTCGCGGTTATGACCCCCTTGGTGTCCTCGAATGTGGAGATAGCCCACCAAATGATGATTGCAACAAGGGCGGATTTGCCGATCCCGTGGCCGGAGGTACGGGCGATCTGGATTGGTTCTACGGACTGGGCGGTGAAGATGGCCTCTTGAATGGAGATGATCCCGCGCCCGAGATCGATTAGAAGTTCTTCTTGCCAGGGCGCGAGCGTGTCGTGTTTCGAAAGTTCCCCCTCGCCCCAAGGAAACGCATAGTATGCGAAGCCGAGAGGGTCGGAAGAAAACGAAGCAAGTTCGACGATAAGGTCTTGTAACATTTTTTACCCTCCCGCCTTGAGTTTTACGGCGCTTTTAATTGCGGTCCAGACAGTATTCCAGAAATCTTCCTTCGCTGTGAAGTAAGGGGCGCCGAAAGTTATTAGAAGAATTGTGACAAAAGTACCAGCGGTCACGACTATGGTATCAATAGTTTTCTCTGTTTTAGATTTAGAACTCACTGCAAGGTTTACTAAAACAGTTATTTCTTTAACTAGTTCTTCTAAGTGTTGAACTCTTTCTTGTGTCTTACCTGTTACACCTTTGAAGTGGTCGAAACTAGAATGAACTGTTTCGCGCATTTCTACGTGCCAAGCGTTGACGGAAGTTTTTACTTCAGTAACTTCACGGGCAAGGCTGTGTAGTTCTTTCCCGTGTTCGTCTAGTCGGCGGAGAAAATCCCCGAGATAAACCTGCTCTGCTTGCATTTTAGTTCCCTAATTCTTTTTCTGCCTTCTTTTTCCGGAGGGTGGCGAAGTAACGCCAAGCTATTCCGCCAACGGTGAGGGCTACGCCAGTGACAGTTAACCCTGCAATAAAGGTGTCGATGGAAGGGGACGTGCCGGCAAGGGGAGTAAGGGAATTTACCGCCTGTGAAATTGTAACAGTGGCTACACCCGCACCGCTAACCGCATCGGAAGGGGCGACGGAAGGAAGAGGGGCGGCCTCGGTAGGATTTGCTTTACGTGCCCCCTGTTCGTTCCAGCGGGGTTCGTTAATCGTTCTTGCTCCACTCGCTTGTTGTTGTGCAACGGTAAGGACGTTAAGAACGCGGGACATCCAGCCTTTGCCGAAAGTAGGCCATGTGCTGAGGCGCTTAAGGAATGCTAAGCGTTTGTCGATGTAGATTTTGATTAGTAGATCGTGGTTAGGGTAGGAAGTAACGGCGGCGAGGGTTATAGCCCCTATTTGCCCATCGACAGTGACGTTAACAGTCTGTTGAAGAAAACGAATGGCGCGGTTTGTTCCGGAGTTTACAGAGAAGTCAAACACTGCGTAGTCGATCCCGAGAGGAAGGTTGTCGCCGCGAACTGCGTCCCAGTATTGTTTTTTGTAAATGTCCTCTATTTCAGTGGTTTGAATGTGCTGAACAGACTGAGTAGGGAGACTTTTCCCTTTGCGATAGCCGTCGTAAACGCGCTGCGTCACGCCTTTGTTTGTTGGGCCTCCAGGATCCCGAGGATGATTTACGTATCCTCCCTCGTGGAGGAGAACGCGGCGAAGGCTGTCTTTAAAATTACTGGCTACCATCTTTATGTTCCTTATTATTGCCACGCTGTGCGCGGGTCAGGGATTTTGAAAACGCCCATTCGGGAAAGCTTGACTACGAAAGTGCCGGAAGTAGCCGGCCACGAAATCACGAGGTTTGCACGGAGGCGGGCGATTGTGAAACCAGAGGGGACGAGGGCAGGACAACCGACGAGGAGGAAACGAGAGGAAGGAGAGCCGAGTTCCGGCCCTTGTGCGCGAAGGAAGTCAGGAGAATACACCTGAAACGCGTTGGATGCGGCGCGAACTGTACTCGTCCCCTCCGTAACCCGTCCTTGAAGCTGTATCTGTGTCCAGCGCCCGAGGCCGTCGTCTTCGATCTCGCAAAACGCTTGATACCAGTCGCCAGCTGCGAGGGCAGGGGATAAAATCTGGGACTCGAAAGTGATTGAACCAGAAACGTTGTTTGGGGTGATAGTGAATACTTGTTTTTCTTCTGAACCAGAGACGACCTCTTTCGAAGCAACAGTGCGATCAGCGGTTGCGGCAGCACCAGCAAGTGAACCGTTTGTGCAAACAACCCCTGAAATTGTTACTCCAGCACCTGTGCTAAGCGCCCCTCCTGCGCCGAGCATCCCCGGCTGCATTGTGAGGAGGGAAGTTCCGGCCCGAACTGTGGCGAAGATGTCGGTAGAAGGGAGGATGGCGGAGATGGCAGTGTCGAGGGTAAGGGAGGCTTTCCACGCGCCGTAGGCGGAGAAGTGAACCGTGTCGGACTGGAAGCAGTTTGTGTTTATTGTGCCGTCCCCGTTTTCACAAGCAGCTGCGCGATCCCACGCGAACACGCGATTAGCTGGGTTGTGCATAGCGAGAATACCTGTGTTCACGGCGCGGCGTAGAAGGTCGGATGTGCTGTCTTTCGCATACGTCCCGCTTATAGGGATCGTGGCGATGATGACGGCAGAGCCTCCTGCGCGAAGTACAGCAACGCCGGAGTCAAGTGCGGTTAAGAGGTAAGCGGTGTTTGCGGCAAGAAAAGCAGGGTCGGTTGAGAGACCTGGTTGGAGATCGTCTTTGCTGAGGATGTTGTTTGTGCCGGCGGCGTAAATGACGACTGCAGGGCGGCGGCTGACTACGTCAGGAATAAAACTGTTGATGCCGGCGAAACCAGGGCTCGGGCCGATGCACTGACTACCGCGCCCGAAGTTTGAACCGTATGCGCCGTTGAAAGGGGCTGAAGCATTATTCCATGTATTCTCATTAAAACTTCTGAGACGCCCAAGAGAATAACCAAGTACATCAAACCCAGTGCGGATTTTCAGCGCAGGGCTGGACCCGACAAAAGTCTGCGTTGCATTGGCGACAAGGCTATCGCCGAGGGCCGCGACTCGAGGAACCGCTTCCGTCGCGCCTGCGCCGGTTATTACCCCCGCGTCGAGGGTAGAGTAGATGTGAGTGTACGCGCCCGTCATGTTATGAACTCCAAGCGGGAAGTGATAGAGGGGCTTGTGCCGCCGAGAACTCGGGCGCGAACGCACTTTCCCTGCTCGATTAGGATCGGGACACGGGAGGTGACGGAAGAAAACACGACCGTCTGCCATGTTACGCCATCCGCGCCGAGGACTTCGAAGTAAACAATAGAGCCGCCGAACGTTCCTTCGGTTACCCAAGCGTAGATACCTGGGGTGAGGATAGTGACGAGGGAACCTGTGCCGGATGCGTTCTGAAGAAGTACGCGGGTGAGGTTAGTGAGGGAGGTCATCTGAAGAACTTTCCTGCAAAGGGGTGACGTTGATTGTGCGACGACGCGCCTCGACACGTTCACGGGCGGCTTGCATACCAGAGGCGAGGTTAACGTTAATGTTGTGGTCTTGGGAACTCTTCGGACCGAACCCTGTGCGATCCGCGCCCATCTTAGTGATCTCGAGAAGCTGGCCTACCGTGATTTCATCAGGGTTGTCTTCGAGCCGTTCGCGTAAGACGAGGGTAGCGTCGAGGGAAAGTCCGGCAAGGGTTGAATGCATGTCTGAGTAGGCGATGTTTACTTTTTCTCTGTAGAACTCGACAAGGGAGATGAAAGCGGGGTCGGATTTTAATACGCTCACGCGGGAATTGCAGAGGCCGACGACGATAGCGGCTTCTCCAGGGGGAGTTCCTTGAGCAAGAAGTCGTGCGAGGGAGTGGTGACGTTCGCCGAGGCGTTTGATTGGGATTGCTTCTGTCCCCCGCTCGGTGGAAAGCAGGGCGAGGTCGGATGTATCGAGTTCGCGTAACTCCACGGCCACAAGGGGTTTTGCTGCGCGTCCTGAAAGGCGGAAGGGAAGATCAAGGTTCATCGGGGTGCTCGGGCTAGAGGGCGGTATGGCTGTCTCGCGGGGGGTCGCGCCCGCCCCTACTCTACCACATCCGGCGGGCGTGGGCAAGGAGTAAAAGCGGATATGGCTCCGGTACGTATGCAGTAAAAACCACATTTTACCTGAAGGTGTTGGTAGGGGGAAAGAGGGGTGCCGCCACCAGCGAAGTGGGGGGTGGGAGCTGGAG